ACCGACACTAATGCCTGTCAGAGATGATCCATCACCGAAGTACTTAACGGCGCTCACGTTCCCTTGGGACACTAGAGATGAAACTGTAGTTGTTCCTGCGTTTAATGCTTGAGTAGTATTAACAGACCCGCTGTTGTACGAGATGTTACTGCCACTCTTTGTCCACACAGGTGCTGGTACAGAGTCTATCTGTTGTTGTAAGCTTTGGTCAGCACTGGTTCTATTCTGAGTCTCTGTTGCTAAGTCTGCTTTAATTTGAGTATCGTCATAAGGTGGCGTAGGTGCAGGTAAAGCGTCTATCTGCTGTTGTAGGCCTTCGTCGCCACTAGTTCGATTAACTGTTTCAATAGCTATATCACTTTTTATCTGTGTATCGTCGTATGGTGCAGGTATTACTACCTCTGTCCAACCAGCGTCTTTTCTGGCGTACTTACGACCATCTTCGGGTGCCTCAGGGATACCACCGCCACCACCACCTTCTCCGGGGTCGCCTTTGTCGCCTTTCTCACCTTTGTCACCTTTATCACCTTGTATGCCTTGTATACCTTGTTCACCTTTAGGTCCTTGTGGTCCTGAGGGGAACTCTAGCCATCTTGTGTTATCCCATATCCATACTTCTGCTGTCTCTGGGTTTAGCCACTGTAGGCCTTCTACGGGGTTCTCAGGCTCTGTGGTTGATATAACCATTCCAGCCCCTGTACCACCGCCACCTTGGACCACTTGCCAGCTTGCGTTCTGTCTAGCGTACTGTTGTCCATCTATAGGTGCTTCTGGGAAGTTTGATTCAGCGAATGTAATCCACTTATCACCGTCCCATACTTTAAATTCTAGTGTAGTTGTGTTGTAATAGGTAGCCCCAATTTTGATGGGTTCACCTTGGTTATCTGTTGTTGGATCTAAGGGTTTTGCACCTAAGTACTCACGGCCAAACTCCAGCCATATCTCAAGGGCTTCATCCCTAGCATCTTCAGCCTCTTGTGCGCTCTGTGCGGCTTCTTCAGCACATTTACACGCATCAATAGCACATTGACACGCTTTCTTTGCGCTTTCAGCGGCGTCTGCGGCGTCTTGGGCTACTTGGTTGGCGTTTCCGCTGGTGCTAGAATTACCTGAACCACCAGAGCCTCTATAAATCGGCATAGACTAACTCCTGAAAGAACAAGGGAATATAAAAAAGGGGCCATTGCTGACCCCTGTGTTACACTTAGGCTTTAACTGCAAGAACCAGACCAGCTTCAGGACGGTAAGTTTCTACACCGTACAGAGTGTCAGCAGTGTACAGAGTTGACAAGTACTCCTGCTTATACTGGGTCTGTGAACGTACAGCCATTTGCTCTGCGAGGACAATTGCGTCCTTGTGGAAGAACAAACAACCACGTACACCTGTGTCCAAGGTAGGACAGTTAGATGATACGTATACGTCTACACCGTAGAGGTTACCAATGAGGCCTGACTCTACGCCACGTCCACCAACAAAGTCAGAAGACACGTAACGATCAATACCCATGATGTCACGTCGTGCTGACGGAGGTACAACCAAGTATCGGTTGTCCATAGGTACGTTAGCGTCATCCATTACCTTGATAGCTTCGCGGAAGCCTTCGTCGTTAAACGCCAAAGCAGGTGCACCATCAAAAGGAGCAATGCTATCAGCAGTAAACTCCCAAGTTGCTGAGTTAGTCCAATCATCTGCTGACGTTGGGTTAGCGGTACGAGTACCATCTCCAAAGCCAGTAGCACAGTTAATCAACGAGGTGTCAACTTGGACAGCCAATTGATAACCAGCGTCCTCTGTGTAGAACTGACGCAACGATGACAACGCTTGTACTTCTACGATGTCTTCAATGAAACGAGAGTACTCAAAATGCTGATCGACCAAAATCTTGAGTTCTGTTTCGGTGTTTGCCTGAATTGTAACGGCAGTATCCTTGACTTTAGCGTTAGCTTCGCCTCGGATGGGCTTAGGTACGTGGATTGTGTCGCCTTTCTTACCTGACATGCCCATACGCTTAACGAGGGGTGCCATCTTGAGGTTCTTTTGGTAAGCCGCGATTACCTCATCACTCCAGATTTCTGGAATAAAAGTAGCCGCTGTATCGACGTTTGTAATACCGGCTGGGCCGGGATATGCACTAGATCCTGTTGCCATTGTACTTCTCCTAAATTATTTTACCCTCCCTTCAGCATATGCCTGCATAATTTCAGGTTGTAGTGCTGTATATCGGTCGGGGTCATTTTTCATAAGATTAATAATGTCAGAACGACGATAAATCTTCTTACGTGACCCTTCTGATGCTCCACGAGCGTTACCTGTGTTAGCTGACTTCACAGCGTTCTTACGTGCTGATCGTTCGACTTGTGCCGTTTGCTTTACTACCTGAGTCCTCTCTTTCCAGAGGTTAAATAGTTCGTCTGCGGCATCGTAATCGTAACTTTGGTCTGCTTGTACAAATAACTGTGTACGGACCTTCGACCCTTTGATCCATTCAGCAAACTTAGGGTCCTGTAGTACAGAATCCATGTCAGGGTGCTGATGTTGCAGTTGCGCTAATGTAGCTTGCTTCTTAGCTTGCTCAGTGTACGCTTGTGCTTGTCGGATACTAGGGTGATTGTCTATTGCTCGTGAAACAGCAGTCTTAGGATCAATAAAGAAATCTGTATCATCTTCATCGTCGGTTCTACTATATGTTTCAGGTGCTTTTTCGGTGAGTTCTGTCTGATTTTGAATGAAATCGTCTACAACTTTTCTTAGATCACCTACTTCCGTACTCTGCTTACCTGTAAACCTTTCGAGTTCTTGGTGCATCTGCACAAGTTCCTCTACTGACTTACCTTGGTACTTTTCTGGAAGTGTTACTTCTTCTGGAGGTTGCTCCTCTGGTGTTTCTTGAGGAATCTCTTGTAAAGTATCTTCAGTGTCTAACTGATCCACTGCTTCGGTTTCTTCTTCAGGACGCTCATCAATTAGTGTCGCTCTTGACATTTTAAACTTACCCCGCCTTATAGGTTATGGAGAAATACAATGGAAGTTACCCCTAAGGATTTCCGTTAGTTGGTCCCAGCTTTACTGTGCTCCTTTAGCCACTTAGAGTGTCTACCCGGAAAATCTCCAGATGAACCATCTAGTATGTGAGGAGTAGCTGAGATAATCTTTGTTGCATTGGCACCACAGTCACACCTACTAACTGTAGTACCATCTGCTACAAAATCTTCAAATATATGACCTTGGTCACACTTAAATTCAAATACTTTAATCATCTTCATCGTCACTAGCTTGATCGTAGTTAGTATTTACTATACTTTCCATATTGATTAAATGAGCTAGTACATTAAGTTGACCCTTACGGAAGTACATATCATCTGGGTCTTTAGTAGCTTCAACACTGTTAATATTAAAGGCATTACTACTAAATTCCTCCATAAGTTGTTTCCATCCGTCAGTCATAAAAAGACTAAAGTAGTTTTCATAGTAATCTTGTGTTTCCTTGTTCATACTGAGGCCTCTAGGTTATCTCTATAGTATACCTATTATTATACCATACTTTTACTCAAAAGTCAAGCTTTATTTAGTGTGAATTTTACCACTTTTAGCTTTAGAGGACCCCTTGGGGTGGTCCACCGACGTTTGGACCCCTTGGGCCTGAAGGTCTTCTACCTTCTTCTCCAGTGAGTCCAATCGGTCCAGATGGTCTTTGAATGCTAGGTTGATCTGGTGTAACATCTTGTTTAGCTCCGTTTGCGTCATTAACATTAGCTGTTTTTCCCTCAATTGCACTCTCTTTCAACAAAACGTCAGCAACTCGCATCCGACGCTCAAATTCCTTGTCATCCTGATCCCCAGCCTGTAGATTCCTAGTGATAGCACTAATCTTGTCAATCTCAAGCTCCTCAGGCGCTAACTGAGTCTCAATAGCGTACTTACCTGCCCTAGCCTGAGATTCAGACGCTTGAGCCATCAGTGCCGCTGTCTGACTCTGCTGGAACTCCATCTGTGCCTGCTGTGCCGCCTGCGCCATCTGTTGTTCCTCAGGATTAG